GCTGTAGCATTCCCAATCGTTCGTCGTGTATTCGGTGGACTTATCGCTAACGATCTCGTAAGCGTTCAACCAATGAGCCTTCCATCAGGACTCATCTTCTTCCTCGACTTCACCGTTTCTAACGATACTGGTAGCCGTCTTGGAATGATCTCTGCAGAATCACTTTACGGTGGTGGCGTAGTTGGTCAACAAATCACAGGCGGTGTTTCATTGTCTGGTTTGAATGCTGAGAACTCTTTCTACGCACTCAACAACGGCTATTCTTCACCAACTCGCTCTGCAGGCTGCACAGTCACAGCTATTACCTCCGGTACTTTCGGTGGCACTGGTGATGCTCTCTGGGCATCCATCGGTGATCGCATCTGTCGCTACGATCCAGACTTAGTTTCTGGAACAACCAACGTCGTTATTGGTACAGCAACAGTTACAAGCATGGCTCAGTTGAACTTGGACAACCTCGTTGCCATTTCTTCTTCTCAAGCCTTGGCAGGCGCACAGCAAGCTCGTCGTTTGAGTCAGCTTTCTGGTTCTGACAGTGGCTTGTGGCAAGCTGGTGATGCAAAAAGCAACGTGCTTTTGGTATGGACTTCCGATACAGCAACTCCAGTTGCTTTGTCAGCTTCATTCTGCGGCGTAGGCGAGACTCTCGTTTGGCCACAAGATGATCTCATGCAAGCCGGCGGAGGACTCGGTTCTGTCGTTGGTGATCCTCAATGGGGACTTGAAGCACAGACTGCTATCCCAGAAATCGACATCAAAGTTGACTCTGTAAGCATCACTGCTATCACCAAAAAGCTGAAGGCTAAGTGGACTCCTGAGTTGGGACAAGATCTTAACGCATACCACAACCTCGACGCAGAAGTAGAGCTTACCAGCATTCTCTCCGAGCAAATTGCTCTTGAGATCGACCGTGAGATCCTTGAAGATCTCGTTATGGGCGCAGCCGCTGGACGTTACTACTGGTCCCGCGCAGCAGGACGATTCGTAAACCGTCTCACTGGACAAGAAGTTGGCGCTACAACCGCTACTCCTGATTTCACTGGTACTGTTTCCGAGTGGTACGAGACTCTCGTTGAGACAATCAACGATGTCTCTGCACAGATCCATCGCAAGACTCTCCGTGGCGGAGCCAACTTCGTAGTGTGTTCACCTGAAGTTGCTAACGTCCTTGAGTTTACCGCTGGCTTCCGCGCAAACATCACTGCTGATGCAGATCGCGGCACCATCGGTGCAGTAAAAACTGGCTCATTGAGCAAGAAGTGGGACGTATATGTCGATCCTTACTTCCCTCGCAACGTGATCCTTGTTGGTCGTAAGGGTGGTTCATTCCTCGAAAGTGGTTATGTATACTCCCCATATGTCCCACTGCAGGTGACTCCCACCATCTTCGGAACCGAAGACTTCGTACCTCGCAAGGGTGTGATGACTCGCTACGGCAAAAAGATGGTACGTCCCGACATGTATGGACTCGTCATTGTTGTCGATCTTGTTTGATAGATAATATCGCAATATAAAACGATAGCGTAAAAAGAATTCCCTCGTCATGCAGATGGCGGGGGTTTTCTTTATTCCGTCAACTATTTACACTGAGGAGACTTATACTTAATGGCAATCCCCACCCTTACCCCCGCTTCTACTGTCAGTGCAATCGTTCTTCCTGCAACAGGATTAACTACCTCCGTCGCTGCAAATTGTCCGATTGGAGTTTATGCAGCGTCTACGGATTTCTTATCCGGCGCATCCGATCAAGTGGCATACACTTATCAGAAACTCGGCGGAGACATCTTAGACATCGAATTGACGACAGGTAGTGTCTATGCTGCATATGAAGAGGCAGTTCTCGAATACTCATATATCATCAATCTCCATCAGTCAAAGAACGTACTGCCAGACTTCCTCGGCAACGTAACTGGAACATTTGATCATGATGGGAGTTTAAAATCCGGCATACTATCTTCCAGCTTGAGCGGAACACATCTCGCTCTCAAGTTCCCGAAGATGACATTCTCTTATAATCAGAGAGTCACAGAAGGCTTTTCAACTCAGGCGGCAATGGGAGGCACAACTCCAATTTACTCTGCCTCGTTCGCCCGTGCTGAAACCCAGGACTATGATCTCCAAGCAATTTTGTCAAGCGCCTCTGTGAACAACTTAGACGTAGCAACAGGCAACCCTGTCCCATACGCTGGCATGATAGCCGATAGAAAGGTAATCATTGAGGAGGTGTATTATAAGACACCCGGCGCAATGTGGAGGTTCTTTGGATATTACGGAGGACTCAATACTGTTGGAAACCTTTCCAACTATGGACAGTATGCCGATGATTCAACATTTCAGCTAATTCCTGTCTGGCAAAACAAGGCACAGGCAATGGCATTCGAGGACTCAATCTACACCAGGAACTCTCATTATTCATATGAGTTGAAAGGAAGCAAACTTAGAATATTCCCCATGCCACCAGCCAGCATAAGTCCAGCCTATTATTGGTTCAATTTTAGATTGGCAGAAGATGCCTGGACTGAGACATCAGGTTCCGTATCTGGAGTCAATGGAATTAACAATATGAACACTCTCCCGTTTGCCAACATTCCATACGAGAATGTTAACTCAATCGGAAAGCAGTGGATTCGAAGATTCGCTCTTGCTCTTTGTAAGGAGACTCTTGGACAAACTCGTTCCAAGTTTGCTTCAATTCCTATCCCCGGAGAGTCAGTAACATTAAATGGTCCGGCATTAATTACAGAAGGAAGAGAAACTCAGGAGAAACTAAGAACAGAATTGAAGGACACTCTCGATCAGTTAACCTATCAAGCCTTAGCGGAGAAAGAATCGTCTATATCTGACTCTGTTGAGAATGTCACCAAGAAGGTTCCAACAGGTGTCTTTGTCGGATAAAGGGGAGCGATAGAACATGTCAGATGAAAATGAATGGAGTCAACCTGCTCAGCCTCCTCCCCCTCTCTTTCTTGGAGAGAAGGAGCGCAATCTTGTTAAGCAAGTCAATGATGAACTTGTTGAGAGAGTCATTGGACAGCAAGTTGTATATTACCCAATCGACAACTCGATTACTCAATACAATGACATCTACGGCGAAGCTATTGTGAAGACATTTCTCCCTCCAGTCAGAGTCTATGCTCTCGTGAACTATGATAGCATCCAGACAAAAGCAGATGACGCTACGGGACTTGACAAGTCGAGCAAGATAACTGTCAACTTCCATAAGAGAAGATTAACAGAAGATCAAAACCTATTTGTCCGCGAAGGCGACTTTGTCCTCTACGGCGGACTCTTTTACGAGATCACTTCCTTGTCTCAACCAAGAGAGCTATTCGGACAGATTGATCACAAATTTGAAATAACCGCAGCTTGCACAGTTTCGAGGGAGGGTTTGTTCGATGCCACATGATGATAAGTTGGGAGACATTACCTTTATGCCCTCTACTATCGAAACAATTGACAGAGCATTGTTCGATCACATTGATGATAGTCTCGACATCTTCTGCTCAACAAACAAGGGCTGGAAGAAAGTTCCTTTCTATTGGACAGGCGCGGAGAGAGCATTCCAGATAAAGCACGACAAAGACTTGCGAGATTCTAATGGAGTCTTAATATATCCTCTGATGACAATCGAGAGAGTATCTATTGCGAAGGACATCTCTAAGAGAGGGTCTGTTTACGCACCCATTCCAAATCGTGCAGATGCGAAAGGCGGAATAATGACTGTCGGAAGAGTTATCAAGCAAAATAAGACGGCAAACTTCGCCAACGCAGATGCAAAGAGAGTTGTTCTTAACGTCGGCAATGGGCAAAGCAATTTTCCAAAAAAGAATGACAAAGTGGTTTATGAAACATTGTCAATGCCAATCCCAGTCTATCTTGAGGTAGTCTATAAGCTCACAATTAAGACAGAGTATCAGCAACAAATGAATGAGATTATCACTCCATTCATGACTTCTCCAGGCGGCGTTAATTACTTCAGCGCAGCAAAAGATGGACATCGATTTGAAGTCTTTGTTGATTCCGAATATTCTCTCGATAACAATTCATCTGCCCTGAATGAAGATGAGCGAGGATATAGGACAGATATATCTTTCAGAGTCATTGGGTATATTATCGGAGCAGGCAAGAACGATGAGCAGCCAAAGATTGTCAGAAGGGAAAATGCAGTCGAAATTAAGATGCCGAGAGAACACGTTATATTCGGTGATATCCCAGAGAACCTACATGTCAGCGGCAATGTTCCCTTTTATCGGGATTAGTCCACAGTTATTTGTGCCTTTAGGCATTCGCTCAACTATTTACTAACGATAATACGAATATATTTATATTTCGAAGATTATGTTGTAACGCTGTAAGGAGACAATACATAATGGCAGTCAAATCATTTAAGTTTATTTCACCGGGAATCTTTATCAACGAGATTGATAACTCCCAGTTACCTGCTCTTCCAGACGAGATAGGTCCAGTAGTCATCGGAAGAACCGAACGAGGACCAGCAATGCGTCCAGTTAAGGTTAGTTCATTTTCTGAGTTTGTCGAAGTCTTCGGCAATCCAATCCCTGGCGGACAAGGCGGCGATATCTGGCGCGATGGAAACTATACATCTCCAACATATGCTTCCTTTGCAGCACAAGCCTATCTCCGTAACTCCAATTCAGTCACAATGGTTCGTCTCCTCGGAGCAGAACAGGATGGATTAGCAGACGGCGCTGCAGGAAAAGCAGGCTGGCAAACTTCTGGCTCAAACACCAATAGTGCAGCCTCAAACGGCGGCGCTTATGGACTCTTTGTGTTCAATTCCGCTTCTGCTGCAACTGCAGTAACCGGCGCACTTGCTGCTGTCTGGTACATTAACGAGGGAACAATCGAGCTTTCTGGCACTCTTCGTGACGCAACGCTTAACTCTGGCTCTGCTGCTCTTTTTGATGTAAAGAGTTCTACTGACTACAAGGCAATTATCAAAGACGAGAGTGGAAATAAAGTAAAAGAGACTTCCTTCAACTTTAGTCCGTCTTCTGCAAAATACATTCGAAAGGTTTTCAACACCAATCCAACATTGGTGAACACTTCCATCACTCAGACAGCGCAGCAAGAGAAGTATTGGCTCGGCGGAACTTTCGAGAGGCACTTGAATTCAGTTGTTTCTGGCGATTCATTCGCAACCATCCTCGGACTCGACAGCGGCTCTGGCGGGACCCAACAGAATTCTGCAAACTTCGAACAAGGCTTCCAAGCAGCCCAAACTCCTTGGATTATCTCACAGCACAATCAGTCTGCCTACTCCGGCTTCAGTGCATCAAGTATGCAGAAGCTATTCAAGTTCCACACACTTGACGCGGGTGAGGACGAGATGAAGAAACTCAAAGTTTCAATCGCAGATGTCAAGGCTTCAACAAGTGACGCAGATCCTTATGGCTCATTCAGCGTCCTTGTTCGCGATGCCAGCGACAGCGATACCGCCCCAGTCGTTTTGGAAAGGTTTAGTGCTGTGAACTTGAACCCTAACTCCTCTCGATACATCGGACGAGCAATTGGTGATCAATATCTCACCTGGAACGATACTTCAAGACGACATATCGTTCTTGGCAACTATCTCAATGCATCTAAGTTCATCCGAGTAGAAATGAATAGCGATGTCGATCAGGGTGTTACTGACGCCGCGCTCATCCCATTCGGCTCCTTCGGCCCAGTTCGTATGAAGCAATGGGAATACACCTCTGGTTCATTCGCAACGTTGCCTACCAACGCTTGGGCGCAAGGTGGATCTGCAAATATTCCATTAGCTCAATCCACTAACTTCATTGAATGTGGTGCGGAAGACTTTACAGGAAGGGTTCTTTATCCAGCGCTTTCTCTCCGAGTCAGTGCTTCCGATGGCGATATCCCAAATCCAAAGGACGCTTACTTCGGAGTTGATTCCACTCAAGCTACGAACAACAGACACGAACAGAGTTATGGCGACATCGTTCGCATGCTCCCAGTAGCTGTTGATTCCTTCGCAACCACTAATTCAACCGAATACTCCTATGTCTTCACTCTTGATGACTTGAGTCCTTCAACAGTCGGCTCAGCAACCGCTGTAGCAGTCTGGGCTTCTGGTTCACGAGCAGCAGGTAATTCTTACACTGCAGTCAGCGGAACCTACGAAGAAGTTCTCAATCAAGGCTACGACAGATTCACCGTTCCTTTGAACGGCGGATTCGACGGACTTGACATTAAAGAGAAAGATCCATTCAACAACACTCGTGCCCTCGAAGGCACAGATTCGACTAGGTATGCTTACTATACCGTTCGCAGAGCAATCGACACTGTGGTTGACCCAGAAGTAATAGAGTACAATATTATGGCTGCACCCGGTATCTGGAAAGAGTCTCTCACTTCACACATGGTTGAAGTCTGCGAAGCTCGCGGCGACTCACTTGCAGTCATCGATTTGAAAACCGGCTATGAGTCAGACTCCGAGGGAACAACGGCTGTAGCAGACAGACTCGGAAGCGTCTCCACTGCAATTTCTAACTTGAAGAGTCGCAGAATGAATTCCTCTTACGGTTGTGCTTACTACCCTTGGATTCAAATCAACGATACTATCAGTGATAGTCTCTTGTGGGCACCACCTTCAATCGTTGCTCTTGGAACATTCTCAAGCTCACAGCGAAATAGTGAACTTTGGTTCGCCCCTGCGGGATTCACCCGTGGCGGACTTACCGAGGGTTCCGCTGGACTTCCAGTAATTCAAACTCGTGAGAGATTGACTTCAAAGGATCGCGATGATCTTTACGAAGCAAATGTTAACCCAATTGCATCATTCCCAGCAGAGGGTATTGTAATCTTCGGACAGAAGACTCTACAAGTAACTCCATCTGCTCTCGATAGAATTAACGTTCGTCGTCTGATGATTTATGTCAAGAAGGAAATCTCCCGAATGGCAGCAACTGTCCTCTTCGATCAGAACGTTGATGCGACTTGGAACAGGTTTACCTCACAAGCTGAGCCCTTCTTGAGAAGTGTTCAGGCAAGACTTGGACTCGAAGATTTCAAGATTGTCCTTGATGATACAACCACCACAGCAGACTTGATTGATCGGAATATTATGTATGCCAAGATCTTCCTCAAGCCAGCACGCTCAATCGAATTTATTGCACTTGACTTTGTTATTACAAATAGTGGTGCTGGGTTCGAAGATTAATAATTAGATGACTATTTACTATAGCATCAACAGGAGAAATAAGTAATGAGTTTTTGGTCAGACAGAAATTTTGAACCCAAAAGACAGTTTAGATTTAAAGTGGAGTTCACGCCATTAAAGGGAGAAACATTATCTTTTCTTGCGAAGTCTGTGGATCGTCCATCTTATACTGTTGGTTCAACCCCACACGCATTCTTCAACCACACTTTCCATTTCCCCGGAAGAGTGACTTGGAATACGATAAGTCTCACTCTTGTTGATGCGGTAACTCCAGATGCATCAAGGACGTTGATGGATTACTTGGCGAATATTGGTTATGCAGATCCTACTTCAACGGCAGCGACTCCAAACTCAAAAGATGGGCAAACAATTACAAAACAAACTGCCACAAACTCTCTTGGAACCATCAAAATCATCGAATACGGAACTGAAGAGAAAACAGGAAGTAAGGCAAAAGCACACGGAACTTGGGAATTAAAGAATGCATTTATCACAGATGCAGCATTCGGAAGCCTATCTTATGACTCTGAGGAGTTGGTAGATATCACTTTAACTCTTCAATACGATTGGGCAACTTATTCAAGCAGATAAGAAAGTATCATTTAACTTTCCCCAGCATCATGCTATAATAAAGACATCCACAACACAAACCACACTTGAGGTGTAAATGTCGAGAAATAAAGGACGCACGAAGTCTTCTTCCCCTGCGCCAGCACAAGCAGTCAAACAGACTGCTCCCACGTCACATGGACTATCTTATGTGACGCCCACGGAGTTCGTTGAACTTCCTTCACGAGGACAGTTCTATCCCCCAGAACATCCTCTTCATAATCAGGAGACAATCGAACTCCGATTCATGACAGCAAAGGACGAGGACATTCTAACCTCTCCCTCCTTGCTCAAGAACGGATTAGCAATTGATCGTCTTGTGTCAAACTTAATTGTCGATTCAGACATTCATACCGATGACTTGCTCATTGGAGATAAGAATGCTCTCCTACTTGCAGCCCGAGTATCTGGATATGGTGCAGAGTATGTTGTTCAAATATCCTGCCCATCCTGTGGCGCTCGAAATGAACACACTTTTGATCTTGCGAACTTCGAGAACAATGAAGGCATCCACCCTGACGATGATTCTGAAGCTGATGTGTCTATAACTGACAGAGGGACTTTCACTGCAAAGCTTCCCCGCTCCGGCTACACAGCGGAGTTCCGCCTACTAACGAGCGCAGATGAGACTTATCTCGAAAAAGCAACAACTAAGCTCAAGAAGCTTAATCTCCCAGATGCAACTTCAACGAATTTGCTTAAGCTCTTGATAGTCACGATAAATGGAGTTGACAATACCAACGAGGTTAGTGCCTTTGTGGACAACATGCCTGCACAAGATGCTCGCTTCCTGAGATCTTGCGTTCAGGTAGTTACTCCAAATGTTGACATGACTCAGGCTTGTGAGTGCTCAAGTTGCGGAACTGTATCCGACACGGAGGTGCCGTTTACTTCGGAGTTTTTTTGGCCTGAGTGATGAATATATGAAGAACGTCTATGAACAGTTCTTCTATCTCAAGCATCACGGAGGATGGAGCTTCATCGAGGCTTATAATCTTCCAGTTGCCTTGCGAAATTGGTTCGTGAGGAGATTATCAAAACAATTTGAAGACGAGCAGAAAGCAATGGACGATGCCAATAAGAAGGGCAGATAAATTAGACGGGCAAAAAGCCCGTTTTCTTTTTATGTGAGACTATTTATAACGAGACAGTTTTATGCGGAGAATACATTATGAACAAAGATAACGACTTAATTTCAATTGATATCAATCTGAACGTCAAAGAAGAAGGCACTCTAAACGAGAGTTGGCTTGCAATGTTCGGCGGAGCAATTGAAACCATCATGGGAGGAATGTTTGGAGGATCAAGCATTCCCGTGAACGTAAGGGGAACCAGAAAGCAGGTTGACTCTTTTCAGAAGACACTTGGAAGCGAGGCGAGATATCTGAAAGCGATGAAGCGCCACGGATTAAAAGATCCGAGAGTCCTTATGGACAAAACGAAATTGGACAGAGCAATCAGAAACTTCGAGTCAGAGACAGGCATCGTTTGGCCATTCAAGTAGGGGGTAGCTAAGAGTGGCAAAAAAGACACCAGCAGAATGGAAAGAAGAGATAGATAATCTCAAAGCCCAAGCTGACGCACTAAAGGTTCTTGAAGGAGAAACTCAGAAGTATTATGAACTTGAGGTAAAGCTTGCGAACGCTATCGCCGAAAGAGCCAAGGCAACCAAAAATTATGTCCACGGCGCTGAGACATATGAAAATAACATTAAGGGCGCCACCGCTGCTCTAGAGGAGCACACTGAAGCCACAACCGCCGCAGAAAAAGCCGGTAAAGACTTCGACAACGCACTCAAGAAATCAATTAAAACCCTCACAGGGATAACCGACGCATCCGACACCCTTGTTGGCTCTTTTCACAAGATGGCAACGGGACAAAAAAACCTTGCCGGTGTTGTTGACAAAGTTAAAGAGAGTTTTGATGACGCACTGTCAGGTCAAAAAATTGGTATCTCTATAGCTCAAAAGTTTACGGAAGGAACATTCGCGCTCGCCAAAGCAAACGACTCCGCTGCTGCGTCGTTCAATAAAGCAACGGGAGCCGGAGGAAGATTCAATAGTCAGATATTCGAATTAGAAAAACAAAACAGGAAGTTCGGAATCGGGGCAGCAGACTCCGCAGCGGCAATTGGGGATCTTCTTCAAGGACTGTCTGGCTTCGGGCTAATGGCGAGAGACACACAAATGGCTTTGGCAGATGAAGTTGCCGAATTGGAACGCCTTGGAGCCTCCGGTGGTGATGTGACTGGAGTTTTTCAAACGGCTACCAAAGCTTTCGGACTGAACACCGCCGCCGCAAAGAAATTAACAACTCAAGCAGAACAGCTTGGGCAAGAACTCGGAATCACCACAGCGCAAGCAATCGGTGACTTGAATAGCACAATGCCGCACCTCGCTAACTTGACAGGAAATCAGGTTGCACCAGCATTTAAGAGACTTTCGGAACAGGCAATAGAAACAGGCATGTCAATCGATACGCTAACAGGTATCTCAGATCGCTTTATGACATTCGAAACCGCCTCCACAGCGGCTGGTAATCTAAACGCCGTCCTCGGCACACAGATGTTTGATACAATGGGACTGCTTGAGGCTCAACTCGAAGGTCCACAAGCTTTCATTGATAAGCTTAGAGCAGATCTTCAAGCATCTGTTGGAGATTTTGACTCACTAAACGTCTATCAGAAGCAATCAATCGCGAATGCTTCGGGAATGAGCACACTAGAGCTTAGCAAGTTAATGAATGCCAAAAAATTGACAGCGGAAGAGAAGAAGCAAGCAGAGTCAAGAAAGAAGAATCTCAAAGCAACAATGGATTTAATGGCTGAGCTTAAAGCACTCGGAGCAGAACTAACTGTTGCATTCGCGCCTGTCATCAAAGGACTTAAAAATGTTCTCAGTAAAATAGCACAACTCGTTGAAGGATCCGGCAAGCTGGGAGACAAGTTGGGAATTGGATCAAACCTTGGAAAGATAGGCGGTGCAGGTGCCGCAGCGTTTCTCGCAACCAAGGCGAAAGATAAGATATCCGGCGCTTTGGGCTTCGCTTCCGGCAAGCTTGGCACCAAGAAAAACCCAATGTATATACAAGATGTGAACGACAAAAACAACAACAACAACAACAATTCGATTAAAGACAAGCTTATGAGCAAAGCAGGGAAGTGGTTTGGGAAAACTAAGTTGGGAAAAAAGGCTTCAGGACTGAAAGGCTTCCTTGGTAGAAAAATGGGAGGGGCACTGGGTGGTGGAATGCTCGGAGGTATGGCGAGAAAGTTTGGGGGAAAGGGACTCCTCAAAGGCTTGGCTCGATTTGGTGGAAAGAGCGCCTTGCGCTTTGTCCCAGGGGTTGGGCAGGCAATGATGGCATATGACGCCCTCAGTCTTGCCAAAAGGGGATTAACCGGAAAAGGCATGCCAGGAGCAATGTTTCATGACGGAACAAATAGCACTCCCGAAGGACCAATCATCGCTGGCGATGATCCGGGCAATCCCCGCGCAAAACCAGAGATGATTGTGCCGCCACCCGGCTCTGCAGTCATAAACAATAGCACAATGACAAAACTCGCCAAGCAAGGCGGAGGAAACAATGCAGCAGTTGTTGCAGCAGTCCAAGCCCTCGGTGCCAAGATGGATCAAATGACGGCGGCAACCAAAGAGAATTCTGGAGACACGGTATTGGAGGTTGATAAGCGAGTATTCGCAAAACTGTCGAATGGATACTTCCAGCGAGGCGGAAGTTTCCCAGTAAGGGGAGTATGATAAGTGGCGAACCCTGAAATCGTTAGAAGAGGAATCTTCGCTGACACATATTCTATTGGCGGATTTGCTGCCAATAGAAACTACATCTTAACCTTCAAGCATGACGCAACCGAACATTCCGTTTCTTTTCCTTCAAATATTCAGACATTTAGTGATAGCCACTCTGCCGTAGCTTCCGAGAAAATGTTTGCAGGAAGAATGGACCCTCTCATTCAACAAGCATCAACGGGAAGAAAAATCAGCTTTAGTTTCGAAGTTTTAAACTCATCCGTTGAGGAAGCGAGATATAATGAGCAAAGCATTAATCTGCTTCTGCAGATGATGTATCCGGCATTAAATACAGAGGGGGGAGTAGAAGCTGGCTCCTATCTTGAGATAAGTGGACTTACTTTCCTAAGAGACACCGATAACAAAAGATCAACAACCTGCTTAGTAAATCAAATAAATTATAATCTAAATGTCGATAAAGGATTCATAACCCCAGAATCTGGAGAATTGCATCCGATTAGCATAACTATAGATATCAGCGCTACTGCAATTATTCCAACCACTCGCCACGACGCGGACAACCCGATTCCATCCTCCTATCCGAGGTATAGATAAGTGGGATATCAATTTTCAGATATTAAACGCCTCGGAGATAATTTCTATTTTCCGTTAGGCGTGAGGGATATCTCAAAAGAAAGGAAGTTCAGTCCATTCTCAAGATATGTGTTTCTAAAATCTTATACGGAAGAGTTTAGTGCAGTTTGGAAAATCCCCGCCACCTCTTTCGGTCGCCTAAATTCAGATTTCAGATATAGTTCCACAAATAGAAAGGCGTCTATGTCATTTGCCCTCCCTGCTAAAAATGTTGCAGAGGCAAAACAAAATCTGGATTTTTGCACTAAACTGGCACAAATGACATATGGAAACTATTCAGAATCAGGAGAAGAGGACACAGTCCTCGGAGATAAGAGATATCGTTTTGATGGAGCAAAGTTGTCAACCAAAGTAAAATTTGGAAACTTAATAAGAGATGAGCTTTGTTTTTTCTCCGAATTCTCATTTTCTCCAAACTTTGAATCAGGCGTATTTGAATATGGTGGAAAAGACATAAGCGTCTTTTCTGATATGAGGGTTGGCGAATTTCAGGAAAAAGCCTTCAGCCTCGGCACCGGACCAAATGCTTTAATACAGGAGGATGGATTTGTCTATCATGACGATTATGGTAACGTGTATCCGAAAGAGATAAATGTCACGATATCAATGATTATTGTTCATGATTATCCTCTTGGCTTCGGCGGACACCTTCGCGGTGAGAAGTACAAATTAAGATGGGCACAGAATAAGAATAAAGACTGGCCACATGGAACAGGTAAAGCTTACAAGGTTCCAAAATACATTGAAAGTACTGCCGTCAATTTACCATCAAGCAACGTTCACTATGCGACAGCGCCTGAAGGTGGGAACGACTCTGCGAAGAAAAAAGAGCGAATGCTATTGAAAAGCCTTAGAGAACAGTTGGAAAAGTCTGGATTTGTCATTGACGAAAACGGAGTCCCTAAGAAGAGAGAATAAATCAAGTTCAAAACTATTTATAGGTAAGACAATGGCATATTTAGACACAGCGGCAAGAAAACGGAGATTTGTATTTTTAAACAGTCGAGAAAAATACGAGGATATCTTACGTCGAAAAAGAATAAGGAGCATAAAACAATACTCCACAATATCTTTCAACATCTCTTCTTTGGAAAACTCGAACACCATCAAGGAAGTTGTCCACATTTGGAAGACAGGCGATAGATATTATAAGCTCGCCAATAGATATTATGGACGACCGAATTTGTGGTGGGTAATAGCTCTATATAATAAAAAACCAACAGAAGGGCATTTGAGAAGAGGGGATATCTTGCGAATTCCCGCTCCAATCGACATTGTTCTTTACTATCTATGAGAAATAAAAATGTCTACAACAGCCCCAGAAGAGTATAAGATTCAAGGATATCTCCTCGCCAACGCGGAGGAATTGATTAAGTTGACAGGCAGAAATCTGCCGAAGAGACGCGCCGTCTCTTCAAATCAAAAAATAAACAATATGTCAAAAGGTCAACGTTTTGCAGCCCAACAGCCAGTGTATGTAAAGAAGGTTGCAAGAGATCCCACTGCCGCAGGAGATAATTTTAGTGATTTGTTCAACAGCTTCAATCCAGTCGGATCTATTGAATTTGTAGACGATTTACCGGACGCTGCCCGCCGCAAATTAACGCCTACTTTTAGAGTATTTAAGACATTGAAGCAGCACGGCACGGGGAAAGAGGTGGACTTGGAGTTGAAGAGTGGTGTCCTCGAAAAACTCTGG